TGAGATTGTAGAACATCGTTAAAAACTAGAATACAATATGAATATGAAACACAAAATTGACGAAGAGATCGTCTTCAAGACATACTATGATAATGCCCTGATTCACTTTGAAGTCACTCTTTGCGAATTCCCATCTGAAAGAATCGGTTGTATGATCCATGGATTGCCCGATCATGGGGAAATTAAGGATTTGGAGACACTGGAAAGGATCATTGGGTGTCTTCAAGCTGCTAGAAAGAAATGGAAAACATTATGACCAACCTTCAATACATCAAAAAGCCATCCAAAAGACGGCAAGCCGAAGACGCTATTCTAGCTGAGAATGCTTTTAGAAAAAATAAATTTGGAGAGTATGATTTGAAGATCAATCCTTACGAGGAAGGCATTCGACACGACAGATTCAAGCGATATTATGATGGAATTCATCGCAGATATTGGGAATATGAGCCGATTTTTCGGGACTTGTGTGAAGTATATGGATTTGACCCTGAAAAACATTATGCATATTGAAAGTTACAAAAACAAATTAATCAAGATAATTGATGATGCGGGGGATTTCGTCTTCAATGATGATGGATATATTTATTATTTTCCCAAAGAATTAAACGGATACTTATCATCTCATCAATTACGATTCATAGCGGATGAGTTGGATAAACGTAACAAGCCTTGGGATGATAGCATTGCGGAATATTTTGCAAACCATCCCAATAAAAACTAGAATACAATCAAATTATGAAAACAATACTAATTATACTACTGACGATTAACCTTGGGTTCTCTCAAGAATATGGAATCGCTTCCCATTACTCAATTCGCACGAATGGGGGGACGCATACAGCAAGCGGAATCCCCCTGAGGGATGATTCATACACGATGGCACATAAGACTCTGCCATTTGGCACGATTGCCAAGATTACCAACCTATCCAATGGTAAGGATGTGATGGTTCGCGTCACAAATCGCGGGCCATACATCCGGGGAAGGATCGTTGACCTTTCCCAAGCTGCTGCCAGTAAGCTTGGTTTCCTGAAAAAAGGGATTACCAAGGTGCGGGTGGATGTGATTAAGAGAGGGGATGGAAAAACATACTTTAAAAAATGAAATTATGATAAAATTAACTAAAATAAATATCAACCCCAACAGTGAGGCTACACAATCTTCCACCGTTGAGGAATACCGTATTGACCAAGAGCGTGGCACTTGGGGACAGTTTCACGAAGGAAAGAGTCCTCCCGTGGACTACTGGATCGTGGGAGAGCTTATCGGAGAAATCGAAGTCGGAAAGATGATCATCATTGACCGTTGGAATCGCAATGGTGTGGTGAAGCGGGGAACCATGCACACATCGGAAGTGATGAAGCTGGAAGAGAACGAGGGAGTAACCTATATCACAACTGCAAACAGTCTGTATAAGATGGAGCAAGTGGAAGATGAGGAGATTTTGAATTATGAAATGGAAAATCCCAACATTTGAAGATCACCCATCCGACATGGAGTGGGAACCGCCGAATTACAAGCCAGAGGACTACACTTGTTTTGATTGTCCCCACAAGGACACTTATGAATATGCTTGGGATTACTACAACACGAATGGTGATTGCCTTGCAATGAAATAAAAACTAGACCACACTACATCCATGCACGAAACGCTTAAAACAGACAATTGGCAATATATTTACGATAATTACGAATCCACCTATCTTGATGGATTGCGCGGAAGATTTCTAATCCGTAACTGGAGAGTTGATGAAAATAGTCTTCATGATGGTCTAAATGACATGGCAAGAGCCTATCAGACTGCCCAACGACAAGATAAGGAATGGGATGAGCGGGTGTGGTTTCCGTTTCTGGAGGAGATCAAGGCAAGAGCGGTGAATAATAAGATTGTTCTTCATTGCAAACCAACCCATGAATACACGGGTGATCAGAACAAATGGTGGGCTTGGGATTATTCCAAGATGGATGATCGTTATGGGTGGGGATATTCTTTCAATTGGATTGAGGAACCCAAGGAAAAGATCAATCACGATTTGGGGCAAAAGCTTTATGAGTTGGATCGGTATCAAGAGAAATTCGGAAAGCGGGTATTCATGCTTCAAAAGCTGCTTGAGAAGTATCTGCTGATATATATGTATCGAATTTACAATTACGAATGGCTTGTCAATAATCAATTTTCGGGTAAGCTGGTGAAAATCACCTTGAGGGGAGATGAATATTGGTATCATATTGTAATGAATAAACATAGGGTTCCCACATGGAAGAACTTCATCTGGCAATCAAATCAAACGGAGGAAATTAATCTATGAACTACAAATTTTTAATGGATCAAGATGAGCTTGAAAGATTTATCGATTGGCTACCAGACTTGGAAGAGCATGAGATATACTACTTGGCAGCGTTTACAAGAAAAAAATACTGTTCATCAGAACAACATCCTTGGATCAAAGCGGATAAAAACCACTTGAAACGCCTAACTACAACCAAGGAAAGAATGGTATCCAAGATCAAACAATTGGAATGCCCCATTGGTTCTTACACAATGAAAGGTAAAGGTGAGGAGGAATTTGTCGTTCCTCAAGAGAGTTTGGTATTATACTGTAGCCCAAATCCCCGCGATTTGTGGAAAGCCACTATTCAAGGTGCAATTGATTTGATGAAAGTGGTGCAATGCCAAGGTAAGAACAGCAATCCCCATCAGGAGATTCTATCCACCATCCAAAGGACTGCTTCCAAGAAAAGGATTGTCACGTTCGATGTGGATGAGAAGAGCCAGAACGTTCTGGATCGCTTCACCGATGTTTGTGGCAAAGCTGTGGACGTTGTGGAGACGCGAGGTGGTTATCACTTCCTAGTCCATCCGAAGGAGATGCCAAAGAATGAGAAATGGTATCAGACTCTATCGGAAGTGTCGGATGTTACAGGTGACGCTTTACTTCCGGTTCCGGGAACTTTTCAGGGGTCGTTTATTCCTCGTATGATTATAAATAACCATTAAAATTATGAATTATAACACCACTACAAATTTATTGAAAGATTTGGGTCATCTGATCGAAGCTGCTGAATTGCTCGATAATATCTTATCATATTATAAAATATACGATGGACAATTTGATAAAATACCGGATTATGATGCGGAGATTGGAAGACGGAATAATCTAATGGATAAAATACGCACGTATTTGGACTTTGACGATTCGGTGAAGACGTTGAATTTTTCACCTTGGAAGAATGGTTTGAAAGATATAAATTAAAAACTAGACTACACTGATCACATGAAAATTGAAATCACAACGGAGGAGAAACTAAAAATTCTCAAATTCTACAAAAAAATCAGGCAAAAAAAATATGAACACGGAGAAGTTGATGTCGTCCACTCTTCAAAGGAATCCAAAGATTTTGTCCGTCAATTTCTGAAGAGTCGCGGGATTGGAAGGCCAAAGGTTTATGAGCAAGGAATCTACGCTTTTGGTAATGTGGGAATGCACACCGACAATATCGCCCCCAAATCAGCGATGACAATGTGTTTATTGATTGACGGTAGTGGTAAATTGTCTGCTTGGGACGGTAAAAAAGTGAACGAATTTCGCCTCAGTAAAGGAGAGGGTGTCATTTTTGATTTTAATCTCCCCCACTCATTTGAAGCTGATAAAACATGCCAAGCATTTCTAGTGGACATTCCCAAAAAATATAAGAAAAACATCAACGGTAGAAGTTCCCCATACTAGAATACACCGATCCCATGCAATTAAAATTCATATCAACAAAAGAGAAGCTACCGAAGAACGGGGAATACATCTTTGCCATCAAAACGAATCGGCAAATTATGTATAAAGATGCAGGAGAACCAGCATTCATCAAATGCGAATGGGCGTGGAATGATGGGGATGGGGGAACTTGCGGATGTAAAAAATCCGAATCGTCCATTGACAATATGCCAGAAGGATACAAGTATCTGGATATTATAGATGGGGAAGGATATGTGATTTGGACGAGTGAAACAAATGTAGGTAATCCGAAAATCGAACATTTTTGGTGGATGACACAGAAAGAATTCGATAAGATTTGGAAAAACGCAAAACATTTACCAAAAGTATGAAACTCCCCGATCCAGAACAATTTGTATTCAAAGATGTCACCATTGCTGGCGATGAATGCCTATTGATCACTCCCGATTCGATAAAATGCAAGTGGAACGCTGAAAATGAGCGTTTCCGCTCAATTATCATCCGCAAATCTGATCATAAGGTAATCAGCCATGGATTGAAAAAATTTACTAATTTTTTTGAGAATCCTGATTTCCAACCTTGGAATTCCGAATGGAAATTTGAAGCGCGACATAAATATGACGGGTCGTGTGCTATTATCTCCAAACATAATGGAGAATTGATATTCAGAACACGCGGTACGGCTTCAGCGTATTATCATGACAATGGGAATGAGATTGATTTTCTAATTGGTAAATATCCGGCGTTGTTTGACAGTGTTTATTTATTGGGAGAAAAATATACAATTATCTGCGAGTGGGTGACACCATCTCGGATCATATGTTTACGCGAATTTGATGAGCCAACATTGGTTCTTTTGGGTGTTGTTGTAAACGATACAGGGGACTATCTATCCCAAGCATGGGTTGATATGATTGCTCATGATTGGAAAATGGAACGTCCTAAGCGATATGAATACAATTCAATCTCTGAGTGTATTGCAGATGTGGAAGCGTGGGTCGGAAGGGAAGGTGTAGTTTTATACAGCCCTGATGGAAACACCCTGAAAAAGATTAAGAGTAGTCACTATTTGAGTTTGCATCGTTTGTCTTTTGGTATTAAAAATATTTCCAACGTGCTTGATGTGTTCATGGAATCACCACGATTTGTGGAATCAAAAGATTTCTATAACTACGTTGTTACTACACTCGATTTTGAAATCGCAGAACGTGTCAAAGATGACATCACCAAAATCACCGAAGCATACGGCAAGTTCATCCATTCCGTCAACACCATTGAACGCGCCATGGAATACATCTCCAAGCTGGACTCCCGTAAGAAGCAAGCAATGGCTAT